ATGACCCAAAGATATAAACTTACAAAAACATTTATCGACAACATCCCGCTCGAAGAAACGGGAACTAAATTTTATCGTGACTCAGTTACTATTGGTTTTGGTGTAATTGCAACAAAGTCGAAGACCTATTTTGTTGAAACGAGAATGCCTGATGGACGCAACAAAAGGAAGTCTATTGGTAAACATGGTGTTTATACTCTTGAGCAAGCACGTACAGAAGCTAAAAAAATATTGTTAATGATGCACCAAGGCATTGATCCAGTTGCTCAAAAAAGACAATTAAAGAATCACTTTAAAACTGAAAAAGAAGCAAATGAATTAATTCCAACGCTTGAACAAGCCTATGAAATCTACAAAAGTAAAAAAAAGCTAAGCGCTAATACAATTGATGCTTATGACCGATGTGCCAATGATTATTTTAAAGATTGGAAAAACATAAAAATTACTGAAATATCTCAGAAAATGACTTTAAACAAGCATATGGATTTATCTGAGCGAAGTTTAGCGCAAGCGAATCTTGCAATGAAGTTTTTATCAGCCGTCTACAACTTTAATGCCTCAATTCTATATAACGATAATGATGAAAAAATTATCACAGAGAAAAGCCCTGTTGGGGTTATTTATAAAGAAAAGAAATGGAACAAGATAAAACGCCGTAAGGGATATATTCGAGCAGACCAGATACATGACTGGTCACTAGCTGTATGTTCGACTTGGTGGATAGGTAACCAAAATCTAAATCATCGTGCATACACAAATCAGGACTTCTTACTCCTATTGATACTAACAGGGTTCCGCAGAGAAGAAGGTGAAACACTTGAATGGACAAATGTTGACTTAAAATATGGAACTATAAAAATTCAGGATCCTAAAAATCATGAAGACCTTCTCTTACCGATGGGAGAAATGCTTTGGTATATTTTGGCAGAACGAAAAAAACTTGCTGGCAATAATAAATACGTTTTTGCGGGTGATACGCTTGATTCACATATCGTTGATAAGCGTGAAGCTCGTTATACGATAACTGAAGCAACTGGCATTCAATTTACATTTCATGACTTGCGGAGAACCTTCGGAACAATCGCAAATAGTTTAGCAATTGGTAGTTATACTATTAAAAAACTCATTAATCACATGGTTAGTGATGATGATAATGATGTAACCGATGGGTATGTACAAGTGACTTTTGATGATCTTCGTAAAGCTATGAATATGATTGAAAATGTTGTGTTATCTGACATTTCAAAAGCATTGATTAAAAACAGAATCTACTTTGAACAAAAATCAATAAGGAATATGAGAGAAAAATGGATTGAGCATAACAATATCTTTATAAGCAAAATTTTGAATAGTTAGGCTGGTTAAGGTGGTCCTAAATATTAAATCACTTACTGAAAAATTGAGAATTAGCAAATGAAAGATTGGGTTTACTTTTATATCAAGCACACAATTAAATATGGTGAACCATTCTATAAAGAATCAGGCTGGTCATTGGGCTTAAAAAATAATTATATTGTTATAAGCATGTCACGAAGCTAAATAAAGAAATTATGCAATTATGTGTAAATCCTATTTTTAGTTGGGGTAAGTAATGGGTTATTTTACTGATAAAGCTATTGAGCAATACGAAAATTCTAAACTTTCTGGTTTAGATAAAACAATTTGTTTCGAATGTATCAAAGATAAATATTTAGCTAAATTGGTTATAGAAAATGCTGTTTCCAATAGATGTTCATATTGTGAAAAAAAATTTAGATCGAATAAGGCTGCAAACTATGAATTTATAAAAAATAAAATTTATCAAACTATTTATACGTATTATGGTAATGCTCAAGACTTGAACGTGTCCGTTGTGAAAGGCCAGTGGGTTATTAAACCTACGTCAATAGAAGATATTCTCTGGGATTTAAACCCAGGATGGAGCGATAGTTTTACTACTGATTTAGCGGAGAGTTCAGATTCTGATTCATATCTAGTAAGACATTCAAATGGCAATTGGCTTGAGGTTCCAGAAAGTAAAATTTTAATGTACAGCTGGGATTCTTTCAAAAATCAAATCTTGTATAAAACTAGATATTTATTTTTAAATGAACCTATTGATGAGCTAGGTGATAAAGAGATTATACCTGCAAGCTTAATGTTGAATTCTTTAGCCGAATTATGTATAGAGTTTAATTTAATTAAGAGAGTTAAAAGGAATAGTATTTTTTATAGAGTTAGAAGTCATTCTAAAAATGAATCATTTGAAGAATTTGATCAAATGGGTGTTGCCCCCAAAAAAAGAGCAAGCGCAGGCAGAATGAATCCAGTAGGAATCCCATATTTTTATATTTCTGATTCATTATTAACAGCGGAATTAGAAGTTATTAAAGATCAAGAATATTGGAGCTATGCAACGTTTAAGCTAAAAAATGATATTGATGTAATTGATTTTAGTAACCTACCTGAAGTTCCAAGTATTTTTGATATAGAAAAAAATAAAATTAGGCAAAAAATTATTTTCATGTACGACCTAGTCAACGACCTCTCAAAACCAGTCGGTCCAGATGACAATGAACACATCGAATACATTCCTACTCAAGTGGTCTCAGAGTTCTTTAGGTATAGATTTAAACCGGAAGTTAAGGGTATAAAATATAAGAGTGTTAAAAATCCAAAAGGTTTAAACATTGCTTTTTTTGAATCGGAAAACGAAAAACTTAAAGATTTTTTTAAATTATTAAACATCGACAAAAAGTCTATTACTAATCCAATGCTTCTCTAAAATAAGGTTAAATTCATGTGCTCAAACTATGAACCAATCGCAAAAGATAGAATTCACTTGCTGGATCTATTTGAGCCAACATTTGAATATAAATCTCACATATATCCTAACTATGAAGCTCCCCTTCTATTCTCTAAAAAAGATCAAATGGAATGGCGATTAGCACGCTTTGGCTTAGTCGCACCATGGGTTAAGGAACTTAAGAAAGTTCACAACACTTACAATGCAAGAACTGAGACAGTTCACGAAAAGCCCAGCTTTCGTAATGCATGGAAGAAAAACCAATTCTGTTTAATTCCTGCTGATGTAATTTTTGAACCGAAGTATATTAATAACAAGCCTGAATGGTGGGGAATTTATCGGAAAGATGATATGCCTTTTACAATCGCCGGTATTTATGAATATGCGGTTGTGAACGGCGAAGAAATCAGATCTATGAGCATGCTCACAATTAATTCTGACCACCACCCTTTTATGAAGCAGTTCCATGCGCCCACAGATGAGAAGCGCTCTATTATTGTTATTCCACCTGAACTAAGAAATGACTGGCTGCACTGCAAACATGAAGAAGCTAAGGATTTTTTCTTAGATATGCCTGCTGATGAGTTCGTAACACAACCAAGATCAGAATTGAAGAAATTCCGACCAAATGCACAATGAAGCGCGACAAGTTACGACTAGTCTTTATTTATCCACAACTTTTTAAATTTGAAATTTAACTAAGCTCTAGCATATCATCTTGAATATGTTACAAATTCAAGTTAGGGGATATTCTATGAGCGAAATTGCACCATCCATCATCCAGATAAAACCATATCTACAAAGTAGTATTGTTTTATCTGAAGCCTTATCAATCAAGCAAGTTGTACCATCAACTCACATGCTTATCCCTTACGCTTTAGAAAAAATATCTGCTGGCTTCCCCAGCCCTGCACAAGATTACATCGACAAAGCTCTCGATATGAATGAGCACTTAATTAAAAATGAAACTGCTACGTTTATTGTCAAAGTTGCTTCGCTTTCTATGTTAAATGCAGGCATTGATATTGATGACGAACTAATTGTCGATCGTAGCTTAGATGCAAAACACGGCGATATTGTCGTGGCACTAATCGATAATGATTTTACAGTTAAGCGCCTAATGATCGATGAAAAAGGCCAATGGCTCAAAGCCGAAAATCCTGATTATAAAAATATTTATTTAATGGATGGCCAAGAATTAATTATCTGGGGCGTTGTCACCTGCATTATTAAAATGATAAGAAATAAGTCATGAAACATGAGAACAAAGTCTTTTTTCTTATAGACGTAAATAATATGTATGTCTCATGTGAGAGAGTCTTTGACCCAAGCTTAAATAATAAACCCGTCATCGTATTATCAAATAATGACGGGTGCGCCGTGGCGCGCAGCAACGAATCCAAAGCCCTAAAGATAAAAATGGGTGTGCCGTTATTCCAAATTAAAGACATAGTCCAAAAACATAACGTAGTAGTGCTTTCAAGCAACTATGTAATGTATGCCGAAATGTCACGGCGCTTTCATAAGATCCTTTCTTCATACGTTACTGAAGAAGAAGTTGAACCTTATTCTATTGATGAATGCTTTGTTGATTTCACAGCTTATGAGAAGAACTTTGATTTAGAAAAAGTTGGTCAGCAAATGCGACAGCAAATATGGAAATGGATTGGTTTGCCCGTGTGCGTAGGAATTGGTCGCAGCAAGACGGAGGCAAAGATATCTAACCATATAGCTAAGAAAAATCAAGGCTTTAATGGTGTTTGCGATCTCGTCAATATGGATCCCTGCAACAAAGAATATTACTTTGGGAATATCGACGTTTCAGAAGTTTGGGGTGTCGGCCGTAAACATGCAAAGAAGTTGCAAAGCATGGGAATTAATACAGTGCTTGATCTAGCTTGTGCTGAACCACGTGAAATGCAAAAGAAGTTTTCAATTGTGATGGCAAGAACCATTTACGAATTACAAGGTATCTCATGCATTGAGATCGAGCACACTCCACCATCAAAAAAACAAATTGTTGCCTCTAGGTCTTTCGGTGGTCGTGTAACTGAACTAACGGATCTTAAAGAAGCTATCTCAATGTATGCACAAGATGCTTGTAAGCGGTTGAGAGGTGAAGGGCTTTTATGCGGATGTATGATTGCTTTTGTACAGTCAAACCCATTTGATCCAAATGTGCCGTTCTATAACAAATCAATCACAGGCTCTTTTTCAGAACCGACTGATTGCGCTGTAGATTTTGTCAAAGCAGCGACAAGGATGTTGAACGAAATCTATAAAGAAGGAATTAAATACAAGAAGTGCGGCGTAGTACTGACAGGTCTTGAGCCCAAATCTGGCCATACTTATGACCTTTTAACCGACTTTGAGCACATAGAGAAAAAGGAATGTTTGATGAAAGCTATGGATGGTATTCATAGTAAATTTGGAAAGAAAAAAATTAGCGTCGGGCCATGTTTTGTTCCCAATCGAAACTGGTCGATGTCTCGGGATAAATTGAGCCGAAATCCATTTCGGTGGGATGAATTACTTACTATAATAAAATAAGAATGACTATTCCTAATTAATATCAATTACCTATATTGAACAAAGATTCAAATACATTTAATATTTTCAAACTATCTTTTTAAAAACTATAGGAAAATAATGGCTATTGAATCTTATGACATCTCCGTTCATTCAATTAAAAATCTGACGGACCAAAAAATTAAAGAAATGGTTAATAAAAAATTATCATTTATTATTAAGGATATTGATCGGTTAAAAATATCTGGTGCAGTAAAACTAGTAGAGAAAATTATTGAAGACAATGGATTAAAGTGTCGTGTATATACCCAAGGTCGTTCCGCAACACTTGCTGGAGCAGTTATCCCAACCCCAGTAACAGTTCTCGGAGGATGGGCAGCAGGTATAGCAATTGGCGTGCATAATATAGCTACATGGGATCCAGACTATGAAATAGCAAAAAATGTAGCTAATGGAACAATCAGAGTTAATTACAAGAAATCATAACATTTTTTATAAAGATATTGCTTGGAAGCCCTCCTCAGAGAGCCTTCACGCAAATACTGACACTTACATTGCTATTGATCGTATGAGCTGTGCATCCTGATAATAAGACGCACAGCACAGTAATAATCGAAGCAACTTTAGTGCGCTTGCAATGGAAGACTTTCATGCTAGCCGATCCGGTTAGCAATCCAGCCATAGAAAAACTGCTCTTGCGTGGGATTACGCTCACAGATTTCAATGTAACGCTGGCCTTGCATGATATTAAGAACTCGCACAAGCACTTTCTCGCCGTCTTTCCCTCGTTTGGCCAAATAGGTTTTTAGAGCTCTCAGCGTTTCCGAGCCATAAACACCATCAATCACAAGATCAGGAAAACCAGCCTTACCTTGGTTGTTAAGCAAGTTCAAAGCACGTTGTAAAAGTGGCTTTGCAAATCCAGTACCGCAATTCACACCAGTATCTAAAAGCTCTTCAGCCACTGCCGAGCTGATTGTATTTACTTGATCGAATCGCGGAGCTGTCCAATACTGCTTTTTATAAATGGCTTTGGCCACATCAAGCGGTAAATCTTTCATGTTGCCCTTAAAGCCGTTAGTACGTGCTACGGCTTCTGTAATACCGAATTTTGTTGCCCCTCCTCGATCCGCTGGATTATTTACATAACCGCCTTCACGTTTAATCAGCTCATCAAGATATTGTTCAATATTCATTTCAGTTTCCTTTAGATATAAAAAAGCCACCCGAAGGTGGCGCTGTTTTTTTCAAGTTGGTTCATGCTTTTATTGAAGCAATAATTACATCCAACTTCCACATTAAGATTGGTACGGAAAACAAAAGAATAAATGCAACTATTGTTTGCCATAAGCCGTACTTTTCAATAGACACTTTTATAAGCTCCACTATTGGTTTAAAATGCTCCATATAGATATATTTTTCCTCTTACTTGCATAGGTTGGCGGAATTAAAAACCTCAGTGTTGGCGCACTGGGGTTTTTGCTTTTTTGGAATAAAGTACATTTCTTACTACCCATAGAATTAATAGACGAACTGTACCGCCTTCCGTTTTTTAATATCAGGCGGAAGGACTTCCGCTGACTTTGTTAAAAAATTGTTTCTGCTGGTTGACGCTCACTTCATACATACTTTTCCTTCTCATAAAAATAGAAAAACCACCCTGTGGTGGTCATTTCATAATATTGCCTGTCAATAGAATTTAGTAGTCGTCAGAGGCTTGCACTGTCAACAGCAAATGTTGTTCTCTCTTATACGTGTAGCTTTCAAATTAATTCATAAAAATCAGAGAATTGAAATTAAGCCAAATTTAGTGAGTTTTGTCTAAAAAACCGCCTTTCGGCGGCATTAACTGTTTTCGATATCATTTCTGGCTTTCTTAACTTCTTTGATTACTTCAATAATCGTCTTCCCTTCCTGCTTGTTTATAAAGTTAAAGGTCCACCGGACTAAAGCCCAACCGGGAATACCGCAAACAAAGAAGAAACCACCGAGTGCCATCATTCCCCAAATATCTGTAATCCATTCATGAAGCCCCCACTTCACAATAATGAATGAACCACCAGCTAAACTTGAAACAACCGTACAAATAAGGCCCACTGCCCATTCTTGCGGTGAGCGTGGCATACGTGTCATCAATACAACTGCTGCAACTAAAGCGACCGCTAAAGTCACCATAATTGCTGCACCATAAAATTTTAATAATGCTGTTAAACCGCTCGTAGAAACTGGTTCCATGCCTTTTACTCCAGAATTTAGGCAAAAAAAAGCACCCGATTGGGTGAGTGAAATTAAAAAAAATAGATATTTATCTCATTAATCAGACAGCATCTATTTTGTACTTAGTAGTCCAACTGAACTTTTTTCCAGCTTCCAGAACAACACCGCTTGTTGTACTTCCGATAGCTGAGACATAAATTTTGTTATATGCGGCATCATTTGAAATATAGCAATCGGCATTTGATAGAAAACCACTTATGTCACTTAATTCAACTGATCCGCTATATTTATCCCCACAAACTAGGACTGGATTTAGGTTCTTCAAAGGTGTGTAGACTTTTTCAAAGTTAACGGTAGAAATATCCCTCAATGCACCATCACGTATGTCATATTTAGTAATTTGAATGACATCATTTACTGATTTTCTTCTCATAGTTAACATTGCTGTCCAGAATCGATCAACCTCAGTTGTCACCAACATTTCAACCTCTTGCTGTGCCAATAACCATTTATCAGTAATTAAAAGGCTCTTTCTATGCTGCGCAATAGGTATATTAGTATTGAGTCGATAAATAATACTAATTTGCTCGAGGCGAATTTCTTTAGCTATCTGTGTGCCTAAAACACTAAAGTCTTGAGGTTTGTATACACCGTCAACAACAAAAAACGCACTTGATAATTTTTCATCACCATGTGTACCTCCAACATGGTCAGTAGAAAATGCTTTTTCACGCATCGTGAACTCTACTTCCCCCCATGTCGCGATTTCCTGAAGTTCAGTAAAAGATGCATCTGTCTCTAATGCTCTCTCAATTCGCCATAAATCAAGCTGTGAGCGAGCATTATTTTCATCAAATGCAATGACTTCATGCGGAATATTAAAACGAATTAAATTACCGTTTTTAGCTGGTAGAAATACTGATAAAGCAGTTGCAGTTTTTGTGTATCGAAAACCATCTATCTTGGGTGCTTCCGAAACAATATCAAAGAGAACTCCAGCACACTTCGCAAGTACACCCTGTGGGGTCATTTGGGCAATAGGCACTTGATAGATTTCTTCTTTAAAAGCGTCAGGTCCAGTATCAAAGTACTTACCTAACTTTAAGCATGATGAGAAATTTGCACTATTAATATTGCCATTTGATGGGATGTTATTTAAATCAAGATAAAGAGTTTCAAAAGCAGCACCACTAAAAGTGACACTGTAAGGGTCTATTGAAATTCTCGAATTACTATTATTTTTAGTAGTAGCAATTAATGAAGTTGCCCAACTTAAGACTTTAGTGGTTTTGTTGTAGTTAACAGAACCAAATGTCCCTGAAACTGAGAAATGAAGTGGTTTCTTAAACTGGTTTTCAATACGAGTAAGATTTGTATTGATTGTGGATAATTCAACCTGTCCCAAACCAGCTATAAATGCAGTCCAGTTCACCCCCCCGTCAAAAGATTGCCGTGTAGCAACAATTCCACGAGCTTCAATAGATTGAAATAAAACCGCACCTTTCTTAAAAACCTTGGTTATAGATTGGATTGTCTGTGCATGTGTTGGATATCCATTCGCTGCTGTGGCATTTGATGCAATTGTTTGAAAGTAAACACCTTCCTCTACCAAGCCATTTAAATGTTCCGAAGAAATAGTAAAACTTTTCGATAACTTTGTATCATCAGCATACTTCTTAGCCCTCTCTAGCTCACTTAACCCAGTACTTATCCAATAGTTCCCATCTGGCGAACCTTCAGGTTTATTCCAAAACCAAATAACGTCAGTGTCTTCAGCTTTTGCATACTTTTTTGGCTCTAAAGGTCTAGTAGCTAATAATTCCGCTTCAGTTGAAAAGCCTTCCATGAGACCCGCAGCAATAACCTGTTGGATTGCCTCTTGTGATTCTGAATCAAATTCAGATAGCGCGGAGGTAACGTTTACTAATGCTACATCAACATCAGTTTGCATACTTGTAATGTCGTTAATAATTTCATCGATCTTGGTCAGATCAACCTTGCCATCAAGCAATCCCAATACTTTCCGAAGGATCGCCAAGATATCGGAAGCATTATTAATATTTGCTAAGACCGCATTCCAGTTTGTCGCCATTTCAGAAACTCCGTGCAACAAAAAACCGCCAGAAGGCGGTTAGAGAAATTTATTAAATAGGATTAGTAATAGACAACTACTGTACAAATTTTGGGAGTATATGATCCTTGTGTGTTATCACCACCAAATGCACCCATTAAGCGAAATTTAGTTAATGTCCGGGCAAAGTCTTCACGCTCTTGCAGACTTACTGCCGCTGTATCATTAGTAGTACCAGTACAAACAACTCCGTAATCTAGGTCTGGTGCATCTTCAGTTAAAGTAAATTCGATTTGGCCACCACCCATATTTGCAACTGAAGCAAATCCTCGGCTTTTGACTAAATCAAAGCTTGCACCGTTTAGACGGATAATTGCGATTGCTTTCTCGCCCAAGGTTCCACCGCCTTCAGTAGTGATGGTGATATCTCTAGAGCCGTCAAACTCCCCTGTGCCCTTCACAACACCAGTAAAAGTAATATTTACGGGAGTGGCCAATTTTGTAGAAGTGTCAGCATTACCTGAAGTATCTTGATTACCTTTTTTATTTACACCAGGTAAATCGATATCGGCAGTACCATCGAAAGAAATGCCGCCAATTTTTCGTGCTGTGGCCAGCTTTGTAGCTGAAGCGGAAGTAGCGTCTTTATCTAATTTACCATCGATGATTTCATTGATCTTTTTGGTTATATAATTTAACAACCAGTTAAACCACTGCCGAGCTGGCTGCAAACGTGAAGGAAAACCTTTTTCAAGCTCTAAGCCTTCCTTATGGCTATTAGTTTCATCTGCTAACTTTGCAAACTCAGATAATTTTTCAATAGTCATCTTCGCCCTCGAAAATCAACCTCACCCCAGAAGGTAGAGGGAACATTAATTTAACTAACTCTCTTTCAAAGACTTCATAACAAGATAAAAATGTAAAAGTTACAGTCATGTCTTGGTTATCTTTAAACTTGAAAGGTTTATCGATAATTAGAGAAATAATTTCTTTTGCAGATAGTTCTGAACAATCACTTTTATTCAGCAATATTTTCGCCTTAATCACCTGTTTAAATAACTGAGGTGACATTTTTAAAGCTGTATATCCACTCATACCCGACTCACGCCAAAAGCCTGCCTTAAAGGTCGGATCATCAGTTTCACGCCATGGTAAAGAAGCCGGTTGTCCTTGAAAGCCAAAATAAGGAACTGGCACTGAATTGGGTATCGAGTTTGGTGCTCCAACCCAATCAGCAAGAATTTGCAATTGATCACCAGTTGCGGTCTCAAGATCAAATTTACTTTCAAGACTATTAATACATTCAAGGCAATCTATTAAAGGATTAATAGACGTCTCAACTGTCTCTCTGAACTTAGGCTTGTTTCGATGCTGGCTGGTGAGTAGAGCTATATATTTACTCGCATCCACTAGAACCCCCCAGAAGTATTAATTTCAATATTGTCTGAGTCACAATAAGCAACCTCATTAAATGCGAGGCTGTAATTACCTACAATGGAAACACCATCAGCAATGATTTCTATTGAATCAATTTGATAAGTTTCAGAATCAAGATTTCCAAACAAACCTGCTGGTATATAAAGTTTATTGAGCATGATCCGATCACCAATATCGAGCTGATTTACGTAATCCGCCAAGTTATCTTTAATTTTATTTTCTATCTCTTTGGTGTATTCCGAAGATCCGATGACATTTAACTTAAAACCGATACTGACAATATTTGGGCGATAAATTGCAACGGTTTCCTCATCACCAAAAGCATTGATGACAGTTACATTTACATTACCGTACCACCCACACCCCAGACTCTTTTTGGCCCGCATAATGCTGGCTATTTCATTAGCATCACCGCCAGCAACAACTACGCATAAATGATGAGCTGGAATACCGAGATCGTTTGTAGAGTCATGGTCATTTTCATACGTCTTACAACGCGAAACACCGGCTAAACTAAAAATACCGCCTTTGATACTGTCAGTTTTTGACTGCGAAGGAATGGCCACCGAAAGTGCCTGGCGTTGTCTTAATTTCTCGTCTGATTCAACTGGCATGCCTAGCGATGATGTAGCGGGGTTACTTACTCCTTTCCAACCACGTGTAGGCTTACCAATAATAGTAACGGTATTGCTCATTGCTAGAATTGCACCTGGCTTTTTAGCTTTAGCCGTAATAACCACCATACCTGATTCTGGAATAGTGACTAAATCGGGAAACATCCATTGGTTGCCGTTGGCATCGAGCGCATATCCTTTCGTAATTTCAGTGCCTGGTGAACCTGTAATCTCTAAATCTACAGTAGAAAATGTTGGAATCTGTCGACTAATACCATTAATGGCCACATTTCGAGACAATGCATCTTTAACGGCCGTCTTAGGGGAAAAGGTTGAATATGTATCGACTATCACTGCGTTTACATCAGCAATTGCTCGCGAAAAAACACCAATCCATTGACCGTCCTGACTATCATTTTCTAGATAGGCATCAGCACCATAAATACGTTTGTATTCAGTTTTTAGATAATCAACAACTTCATAATAAGTGGGTGCAATGGGACCAGCATCAGTAATAACTGGCGCAACTGTTGTTAAAGTCATGTCGTTAAGTCCCCGTTAAGATTTGCTTCACCGAAAATTGTGTTGACTGTCATAGACACCGATAAATGACGGGTTTCAGGATTTAGCGAACTTTGAAAATCAACAATGCTGCTCACGCCTGGTGTTTCTAAAACCCTTTGTCTGAGGGTTAACTCATAAAGGTTTTTAGAATGCTTGCCGACAATCGACTGATTCCAACCTGTACCATCTGCAGTATCAGCAAACCACTCACCAAGCCAAAGTTTTAAACGAGATAAAATTGCTTGTGCAACTGTCTCTGGAGAGTTCACAAGAAAGTCATTCTTGCCAGATCCAAAAACATAGTCGCCGTCACTTGAAAGTTTTCTATAGCGCATAAAAAAAGACGCTTTCGCGCCCCTCATTTTTGATTTCTATTGATCTGGTGGACCTGATTTATCTGGTCCAGATCTAACACCGGTTGTAATGTGACTAATGAGGCTTACGGTCTTCGCCACAACATCCTCAAGAGATTTAATCAACCCTGTCACTGTAAGTGTTTTTTTCATTTCCACATCACAATGAAATACAACTTTCTGGCCAATAAAGTTAATAATTCCACCTGGCGTGATTTGGATCTTAGTTGCATTGTCATCAGATCTAATTTCCAGACTTTCTGTAGAAATATTTTTAATTTTTTTGGCTTGTGATTGCGGCTTAAAGAAAGCAAAGCCATCGGATAAATCATGGTGTCGGGTATCAAAAGGATTTTGAACCCCTCCAGATTGCCACCATAGATCGATATTGCGCGATGAGAAGCTAACTACACATTCATCCTTCACATTGATTGGATGAGTAATTGTGAAGCCACCAGCGCAAGGAAACATTACCGGCACATCTTGTAGAATTGGAATTTCAATCATCTTAATACTGCCTTCAGGGGTTCGCACTGGCACACGAATTAAAGGCTTTACTTCGACTGTTACAGCATCCGGATCATAACTGACCACTTCACAAGGCAAATTAGTCCAAATTGCCAAAATCTCTTCGCTAACCGCATCTTTAATAATGTTTAGAAGATCCGGTGCACGTTCATTGTTTGTTAGCGTCATTAGTTGCCCTCCTGCTCTGGAGTCCAGCTATCATCTACAGCATTTATTGTGATACCGCTCTTTGGAACCACTGAGCCAAGCGCTGTACAAACCATGGTTGTATACCACTCTTCCCCACGTGTATCACCACTGTGTTCGATTGCCTGGATAACAAAAATACCCTGTGCATTCGTGGCAAGCTTAGGAGTCTTTTGCGGCTGGTCTACCTGTTGGCCACCGTATGAAATATCAAAATTCTCTGACTGCAGATTTGTTAGATCTATTTGGATACGGTCCTTACGTTTGAGCTTTGGATTAATCAAACACTTTACGACCAAGCCCTCACTGGTGAGCTGAGGCATTCCCACCATGCCGGTATTTGCTGTTAATACAAACATCGGTTGAATTGAGTATTTATCCAGCTCAGTAGAAGTTAATACGCCGTCTGAGTAGTCGTAAGTAACATTATTCTCTTTGCCAATTTTTTCGATATAACCGTGCAAACTTCCAAACAGTACTCGTCCACGTGGATATTTTTGATCACTCAGCGCAGCAATTTCACCAACATCGATACCGTACTTTTTAACCTCTTCTTCGATTAATTCACTTAATCCATGAATAGGTGTGCCAGCTGGTACAGATTGATTAATTACAGCTCCATTTCTCGCCTGGTCACCTGAAATGGCTAGGACACATAAATAAGTATCAACGGCGCTATAACGTCCACGTCTAAATTGGAAAACACTTCCTTTAAAAATAACCTCAGGCTCATCATTGTCATAACTACATGCCAGGATCACCTGAGTATCTTTTTTGGAATCGCCAACACCGGCTAAAAGGTTCATTGTTTGACTGGAGAGATTATAAATATAGATCTCAGCTGCCTTAGGTTGTTCGTTTGTCGGCTGGCTCACAACGAATGTGATTTTAAATTTTGAAAAATCCAAAGCGTCTGGAGCATTATTATCAACTTGGATTGTAAGACGGCAGTTACGCATCCTTTGTATTGTCATGTGTCACTCCAATACAGTTTTATTAATGTTCCAAGATCGCCAAATGTCTGGCTTTCTTCTTCATTGGTATTAAGTACGTACAATGAACCTTTAATAATGTGTTGATGTTGTATCAATAAATTATCTCCCATCACCAAAGGTAAACCGGCAATTAGGGGATTTTCTGCAGTATCAAAAATATCTAAGTACCAGCTTTTAACACGATAGATCAGCTGGAACTTGTACTGAACTCCACCTAAGCGGATATTAAATTTTTGATTGCCGTTATTAAGCGGGATTTCGTAAATCATGATCCACCCAATGGGTTTTTAAATTCCCACCCTCCGCCAACTTGAGCACCACCAAATAACTGGCCAAGTATTGATGTATTCGCTTCTTTTGGCTGAACTGTACCGCCATTAGAAACGCCTGCAGTAGCTTCAGGGCTTGCTTGATTTTCAATTGCTACGAGCGCCATTTCTGTACTGACGATTAAAATCTTTTTAAATGTAATATCGATCATCAAAACATTTTCTGTTTGAAGATCCGTAGTACATCCAAGAGATTTAATCAGCATGTTTGTATAAAGACGCTTACCCGTTGAAATAATTAAGGGTAAAGCTTGATCCTGAAGTTGCAGCAATGTTTGATAAACGATCGTTAAACTTGTATTACCGCCTAAAACCGTATCACCTAAAAAACCATTTAAAGCACCGGCACTCTCTGACCATCCCACTTTCATGGTGACTTCTGGAGGTTCCTTATAAGCATGATCTGAAATTGGTGCACCAACCTCCGTGGGATGTTCAGTGATTTTAAGTTCATCTTTATGCTTTTCTTCAATCGTTACGTCTGCGAAAAGCCCCATGATCGTACGGCCACGGCCAGACAATAACAATGAACCTAAGACCTCAGTGCCGGGTAGTGCCGTGGCAGATCCTAGGGCACCATTTACTAATGTTCCTATTGACATATTTCACCTAATTACTATAAGTAAGGGTAATTTAAAAAATTTTGGAAAAATTAATGAGTGATCCAAGACCAAGATGTCCATATTGCAATAGCAAACAAACACGCTTTACACCAAGCAAATCCAACATCTTGAAAGCAAGATTTAGCTGTAAAAGTTGTGGTGGTAGTTTCACCATAGATAATGATGTTGCAGAAACTAAAGGTGGATGTCTTGGCTCTATTCTAAAAATCGTAACCTTTGTCGTCCTTGTCGTAATTGGAGTTTCAATTTTTATTGCAATGGATAGAACTGACTCTAAAACTACCGAATTATCAAATCAAGAAGACAAAAAACCTGATTTAGATCAAACTCACTTAAAGGAAGTAGAAAATGCTGTAGAGGCTGAAAATTTTGAGCATGCTGCTCACGACTACATTCCAACTGATGAAGACTATAAAAAATTAGAACAATCTCAAAAAGTTCAAAAATCGGATAATCTTACTATTGTTGAAACTACTCGAAAGGCTGATCAATGAAAAAATTTTTTATTCTTGCAATTGTAGCTCTTAGCTGCTCAAGCCCCTATGCAAAGGTTTCTTGCAGCGAGCTAAGTGAAATTGCAGATAACAATTATGTTGAATTGGAAGCTTTGGAACTTCAAAAATTTAAAGGCATAAAAGGTCAGAAAGCCTTTTTTCATTCTGCTCCATCTGAAGAATGTAAACTCAATAAAACTTTTATAATTCCTAATGATGTAGTTACAGCCTACTACTCATTTGTGAATGAAAATAAAACATGGCTTTATGTTGTTTACACCTCTAAAGATGGAAAAAAAACTACTGGTTGGGTAGAAAAAAATACTTTTAGTTTTATTGGAACCACTGCACTAGATAATTAACCAACAAACAAACCTTTTGCTCCTCTTGCCATAAAAATTAAAGAATTTTCTTGCTGGCGCTTAACGGCATTTGCTGAATCTACAGGATTTGCCGCTCCATTAATTGTCGTATCCATATGATAAGTTTGATTAACAATTACATTACTAGTATTTAAAGCACTTGAGTTGTTAATTTGAGATTTATGGGGATTTATGGCGGGGGGAGCAAAAGTATTAATACCTATTTCAGATTTATTTATTACACTACTCAATACGTTTGAGTTCGTTCCTGTTCTTGAAATAGTACCTTGTTTCACACCTTCTGCCTTGACCATCCCAACTGCTAATGCTTCGAACTCCTTTGGCGACATCTGGCCAATAGTCTTAGATCTAAGATCTACACCTAAACTATCACCTTGCTTATAAATTGTTTTTTCATAAGCCGCATAGTTTGTTTTTCCTGAGTAATCACTCTTTGCATAACTCCTTAACATCTTAGCTACGGTTTTATCTGCATGATTAGACTTTAACAATTTTGCTTTTGCGACTGCACCTGCCTCATAAGTTTCAAAAATTGCATTTCCCCATTGGTCCAAAGCCACAATACCCTCATATCGTCTCTTGGCATCAGCTAAGGCTTTTTCTTTAGTACGTTTGGACTTTACAGTTTTATCAGCACTTCCTTTAAACTCAAACTTTAAGTTACCAGGGTTATTATTACGCCAGGCAACTGTTCCATTATTCCTAGTTTCAATTGAACCATCAGCCATTTTGTAAATACGGCGTTTCCCCTCAACACCTACCAACCCAACAATTCTATTACTATCGGAAGGAGAAATAGCACCTTTTACCGCTCCCACTGTAGCTTTTGCAACGCCCGTAGCTGCCGCCACACCCTGTTCAACGGCGCTTTTAACATACTGTGTAGCACTTGCGACCTTTTCTTGGGTAGGTGTGACTTTAGATGGGTCACTAGGGTTTACATAATTTTGTACAGCTTTCTTGGCATTTTCTACACCTTGCTGAACTTCGGTAGCAACGTCTTTAAGTGCTCCAGCTGGATCATTAATAATTTTCTGAACAAACTCGATTGTCTTGTCTTTGACTTTATCCAGGATGTCTAAAAAATCTTTAATCTTATTGATGATCGTATCAATGCCGTTGGTCCACTTAGACCAATCAAATAATGACTTGCCACCCTCTTTCCACGTTTTGTAATCATCATAGAGCAAGGCCAGTGCTGCACCCAATGCCAGGATAATTCCAATCGGTGAAGCTAGGAATGCGAGACGGAATAACTTCAGCAATCCGATAAAGGTTTTCAATGCCGGTATAAACTTAAGTAGCAATCCTAAGGACTTAGCCATAGCACTGAACATTAGAGCCAACATCGCAAAGCGTAAGCCAATGGCCAAACCTTCTTTGATATGTGGGTTTAACTGTGAAAATGCATGAATACCCGCTTGAATCAACTGATTAAGCAATCTCAAGATAGGGATTAAAGCTTTACCCGCCTGCATGACAATGACTTGAAAACCAGTTTTAGTCATCATTGTCAGATCACGATACTCGGTCATGAACTCGTTACCTGACTTAGCCAGGTCATCATTCATTCCTAGTTCTTTCTGGATCTTCTGGTATTTCTCCATATTGGCAATGAATTTACCATCACGCATGGCCAACATTGTTTTTTGATCGATACCCAAAGAATTGGCATACGCGTTTGCCTGGTAAGCTGGCATTTTTGCTAAAACACCGCTTAGATCCTTCATGACTTCAACACGGTCACGCATCTGGCCATTAGCATCGCGAGTACTTACGCCAAGGCTTTTGATTTGACCCTCATAGCCAGGTGAATTTCGGATCTTCTCGGCCAATGACTCTAAAGATCCGACTGCACCCTCTGCACTACCGCCCAGTTGAGCAATGGCATTCCCATAAGCATTAATATTTGTGACGCTAGCACCAATGCGCTGAGACGAAAAATATAGCTTATCTAGCTCACTAGCCGTTTGACGCACAGCCACAACCGCACCAGTGGCCAAAGCCATTAATGCACCATTTAACGCCTTAGCTTTCCACTCAATGCCATCCATGGCACTTTTCATACTAGCTAGACCTGAATTATCAGTATCAAATCCAAGTGAAACCAAAAAGTCACGAACAACACCATTTTTAGCCATGGGACCACCATTATTTATTTTTTCTTTCACGCTCCTGATTAAGCAGATATTCATTATCTGCGACGACATCGAGCGCATCATTCATGAGAGCTATATCAGCAAGATCTAGCTTCCCATTAATTAAAGATTCGTATTTGCACATGCCTTTAATGACTGGCCGCATGAGCCAATCAGACTCATCTGGCAAGCTTTGAAAAGTTATTGAGGTTGCTTCTGCATGCTCGATGCCTTCATAAGCAACCCTTGAATAAAATTTCCCAAATTGACCCGAATCGTTGCGATAACAATAGGAAGAATCTGAGCCATCTCCATGTCATCAAACATGATTGTGTTATTGCGACACACAACCGCACCATCACGCTTAGCTACACTCAAACACTTGTAAATAATGTAATTAACATCATCCTCAGGCATTAGTGCGAATGCCTCCATAAAGGGTGACAAAGAATCTGCTAAGGGCTGTAAATCCTTCAAATCACCTTTCCCGCCACTATCAATCGCTTCAATTGCTTTATCCAAGTCACCTTTGGCCACTTCTGCAATCAATGGCATTAGCTTAGGCACAAGTGGCGAGATTTTTCGGGATACGTGAAACTGATCGACCGCATTTAAGCGGCCGATTGAGTATTCAATTCCATTAATTTCCATAATCTAAAACCTTACTCGTATGTGCCTAGTTGCTCTTCAATTTTGATCGAATCAAAGACCCATTCAACCGTTCCACCATCTTTAGCTTTTTTAAGATCAGGAACTTTTTTAAATGCGCACTTGGATGCTGTGGCATTATCACCAGATCCTTCATGGTTTAAGGTGATAGTGTTCTTACCCCATTTCTTTGTATTTACCTTTTGCAAGTTATAAAGATTCATTAACTTGGCATTTGTTGGTGAAGTTTTTAGGAGGCTAATTGTCACTTGACCTGAGTTGTCAGCGTGTAATGAATGCATGCCTTCACCATCCGAGCCAATGGTCATAGAGTTCTTGTCACCCCCCATTGCAATGGTAATACCTTCTTCAGAAACACCAGCACCATAACCAACATCAATAACCGCATCTGCACTCGTTAAAGTGCAATGGGTATCCATAAAAGAATATGTACTCACGAATTACTCCTTAACGATTAATTGCTACAAGAACATCGGCAGAATGAGTGGCACCGCCCAATTTCCCAGCAATTTGAAATACTGGAGCTTTACGGGCTTCACGTTCCGATTGAGGTTGATCATCTAAACTATTGGCAAACACATAAAAGCCCTTAGGAAGGTAATCACCAGTTGAGAGCACACCAAAGCTGTCACCATTCCATTGGCCAGGGGCAAGCAAACCATTGGTGACACCTTGTCCACATGCAACTTCAAGTACTGCGCATTGACGATTTACACCGCCACCCGTTTGCGGGATCTTCGTTGTATTGGTGTAGTAGAGATTAAATAAAGCTGTCTCTAAATGGTTCTGGAACCAATCAAGGCCGTGGATCTCATCAAAGAATGAGCCATCACTTACGACACCTTCTTGCAAAATTGCAGTGTCATTGTTATATCCGGCATAAACATTACAGTTAATTGCTGCTAATGCCTTAGCTTCATCAGTATCGAGATCTTCAGGGGCAATGCCAGGAAGTTGTTTAAACTTCAAAGTAATCGTTGTGTTAGTGCCCATGAAGTTAACCGTAAATGCACGGCCAAATACTGAAGCAGCTGCATAAGGGTTATCACTGGAGAAGATTGATAAGGTGCGGCGAAATTTCTTCTCTTTAATTTTGTAAGGGATGCTTGTTGTGTTCGTTAAATTCAAGCAGTTTTCATCCTGTGACGTATAACCAAACACCCGTGTAGGATCCGCTGCTTCAATCAGTGCAGCAACATCTAAAACTTCTTGTTCGGTTAGATCTGAAGCGATCACCAAACCATACCATTTAAGCGATTTAAGGCAAGCTTGAACTACTGCCTGTGCAGTTTCAGCACCAGTACCTTCTTTATGCCAATAGCCAATATATAGCGTACGCGGCTTAGGTGATTGGCTGAAATATGCCAATGCTGCCTTATATTCTGGATCATCTACGCCGTAATCATCACCAACTTCGGTGATATTGGAATAAGCGCGCATACGCTCAATTACATCAATAACACCACTGGTAGGACCAAGGATTAAAAGAGATCCAAACGAGCGCGGGCCTGCCGCTAATGCAGCAAGACTAATGTTGACATTTACGACATTAGAAACGGGCAATGTCATGTATTACTCCTGGTAAATTTTATTGTTCCAGCATCTACAAAAGACTTAACTGCAAACGTGCGTAATGTTTTCCGCTTAAAGACAGCGGTTAGGTCATATCGATGTACATACTGATTATTGAGAAAGTCAGGCGCGGTGATGATCTCACCGGTACTGATAAATTTGATTTTTTGCGCTTTGAGCTGCGCAATGTTTTGCGGAATGCCTAGACCATCCTTTAGGACGTTTGCAATTGATTGGCCGTGGTCGCCGTAGAACGATAAAAATAGCGTCAATTCTTCATGTCGAATTGAATCCATTGTTTCGTCTTTCTGGTCGAAGTAAGGCCCATCGTCAGGAGTTATTGACTTTACGGCGAAGGCACACCAATCCTCACCAATTTCGGGAAATGGTGGTGGGTCAAGCTGAAAACGTGGCCGAACCATATCACCTGGTAAAGAAGTAATCCCGACAATGAAAGCTTGAAAAATATCCTCAAGCTCCTGGTCATAAGCAGATCCGCCACTAGGGGTGATATACCCCCCTGAAGCAGAGTCACCCATGATTTACCCCAGTGGTTTAAGCTCGCAAATTGCTTTTATAAAACCTTGGCCATAATGCAAATTATCCAGCACTTGAGAAACGATGTATGTTTTACCCTTCCACACAACCTCATCAGCTTTGGTGTTTTTATCACCAGCAATTAAAGCAAATTGCGTGTGAATGTTGATTGCACCTTTGATCAAAGTACCATCGGCACGGCGGTCCATCTTGATACCGTTATTAGTGGTAACAACACCATTAAATGGCGTTGATGTGGTCGTCTCTTGCGATCGCCCATTGTTTCCTACAATGACCTCTGTACGCTTGCAAATAATGCCTGTGTCCATAAAGTCCGGATCTAGAAGTACGTCTGAAACATCAAGTTGAGCCACGCTTTACCTCCTTAATCCTTTTTCATAATTACGTAAGTAACCGACTTTCTAAGCTCACCAGTATCGATCAACGGCCGAACTAGACCTGGTTCAGCTGGACCAGTTTCAAGCTGCTTTAGATACTGCTTAGCGCCTTTACGTCCACGCCGTGCACGTGCTCGGATTGTGGCCAAAGATAGAGGGGCAAATTCACCATTAACGAAATAGGCTCGGACCGAATTCATTGCAATCATCCCAGCGGACTCAAGCAACATCATCATTCTTTGACTATTACCAGCTAAAGCAGCATCGACCGCTTTAACGAGCTTATCGCCTACCGGCTCTTGAACTTCTTCAACGCCCGGCACAAGGAATGGCCGCTCTGGTATGTTTTGAGAAGGTGAACCCCCTTCCATAAGGTAGCCAATCTGTGCATTGGTTAGACCATCGCCATCAGCGCGTGCTTCACCGTGCGGAATACCTACCAAAACATCTATCTGAGACAATTCAGCGAAGGCTTGAAAGATATCTGCCAGACCTTTACCACTTGATTTAACGCCACTGCTCATAGTTGGATGCCTCCAGCACCAGCCATCATCATTAATTGATAAAACTGAACTCCCCATGTTGTCTGGTTCCAGTGGCCAGCATCGATAATTAGTACACCCGAAACATCCATTGATTTAGCAACACCATCAACGGACTTAGACGTTTCATTACCAATGATCTTGCCAGCATCACCACCAACGGCAGTCATCGCCATCGTACGCCGATAGAGCGTAAGATAATGGGCAATGAACAAGGTCAAACCATAATCCAGCATATCCTCCCAACGTTCCTCACGAAGTAACTTTTTCCCAAGGTTTAAATAGAAATTAAACTGAAATGACGGATATTGCGTTGTATCAGCGAACATCGGCATTTCTTCACGAAAAGAGGATTCACTGATCATGGGTTAGGTTTCCTTTTGTGGCTCTTTTGATTTGGCTGAAGTAGCCTTTGCCAAATCAGCTTTTAATTTTGTGATTTCAGCATCACGATCCTTAATCACCTTTTGAGCTTGATCTAGAGCATCCTTTGATTCACTCGCTTGGGTTTGAAGATCTTTAGCGGACTGGATTTTAAGATCGCTAATCTCTTTATCCTTGGCCTTTATATCTTCACCATGCTTAAGGTGTTGTTTTTCAGCTTCATCGATCTGGATTTGCATTGCTGCAATTTCTTGATATTTTTGCTCAAGGAGTTCTTCGAGCTCATTGGTATACGCCGAATGTGCTGGAATTTCCTGAGAATGTGCTGCAACAAACCAGTGTTCAGCAATCTCCTTTTCTACTTGCTGTAACCCAGCTTGCAATACAACTGTTTTAGCTTCCCCTTGGTCATCACGACCAAGGTTCACTGTTAGTTGTTTGCTTAAAAGAATTTGTACTAACTCAGACATAACAATTCCTTATAGACCATCCGCGTAATAAGCAGTTTCCGGGTAAACCCATTCAATGACACCTAAACGGCCAAAGTAGGTAGTGATTTGACGAATACCACGATATTCAATTGGTGTGCGTTGTAATGGCACTAGTGGGAAGCGCACACGATCTTCAGATTGTGTATACGTCAGCATACGATCTGTACCACCGACACCACGTTTTACACACCATTTAGAAGGCTGAATATTTAGAGGTCGGCCATTCACTGAATTACTCAAGCTATTGAGCTTTAAGAACTCAAGAATTGAAATATTCCCGGCATCGCTAACTACACGCGAAGTTAAGAAACTAAATTGAACTGGTGGCAATAAAAGTTTGTCTGGGCACACCGCAAAACCAGAAGCCACCCACGCATTATTTAAGATAAGGTTTACATCATCTAGAATTTCTTGAGGTGTTGCAGTTTTCCAGTTTTTATTTACGTTTGTTGCACCAACTTGTGAAGAGTTTAAAAGTCCTTCCACACCAAGAGTGTCATCGCCAATATAAACCTGCTCATCAATATCCATTTGATATTTGAGATTCATACCTTTGAATTTTTGATCATCCACTGAACGCCCTACAGCTCGTGCAGACTCCAATTCTGGAATGGTATAGCTAACTTCCATACCCCATAAGCTAAGAGGCTGAGCAGTTTTGCTAATATCCAAACCAATACCTGTAATAGCATCAGTATTTTTGCCGATCCAAGATTTACCTGTCGGTGACGGTCCACCCGCGGCAGCAAATTGTGAGTTAGTGAATGAAGACATTTCATCAGCAATTGATACATCAGAGCGCAAATCAACATCACGGCCCCATGTAATATTTACTAAAGGATCATGTAATGTTTGGTCCAAACGTTCCAATTCACCTAAGAGAAAGGCACCTGTACTATCGATCGTACGCTGATCAAAGGTGTGCATTGAGCCTGAGTCACGTGTACGTGCACGGATCGGTTGCCCCATCGCAACGGCTTGATCCATGGTCGAAGCTAAGAGTAATTTACTCATGTTTTCATTTTCTCCAGGCGTAAAAAAAGACGCCCTTTAGCGCCGTGATTTACGTCAAAAATAATTTAGATGTTGTAAGAGATTTCTACGTTGCCTTGTGCATCTGCATCGTGCATAAACATGGCATTTTTAAGCTCAATGGTGTTCGCACCATCAGCAATAGCTTCGATACCACCAATAGGCTTAAGCTCGGTTCCAGTAGCAACACGCACATAAACTTTGCCTGCGGTTTTAGCTGTGCCAACATTACACTTAACTGTCATGTAACCACGGCGCATAATGTCATGCACAATTCCAGATTGTGGAACCGCCGAACCAATACCATTTAATGCCGATTGTGTAGGATAAGAGCGAACCACTAAGCCATAAACTTCGGTATCAGCTGCTTCAAGTGGTACAAAACCCAATGCAGTTAATTTGCCAAAAATACCAAATGCCCCAAAACTACCTTTGGCGATATGTGCCTCAACTGTAGAGTGTGCTTTACGTGAAATATCCCCTGGAATGCCTGAAGGCATACGATATAGATATGCATTACCCATTTATTAATTTCCTTTGTTTGACCAGTGTTCGCGGTTACGTTTGTTGATCTCAGCAGGCGTAAGTGGCGCACGGCCAAAATCGCGTGTAGAAATTCCAGAACGTACCCCAGCGGCATTGTTTTGATGTTTGATGAGTTCAGATGCCCCAATGAATGCGGCATCGACCGTAAAAGCTGGCATAGTGTCAAAGTTTGGATTTTCACCTACAAACGGTGCTAAAGCTTTCTGACCATCTGCTGTAGCGTGAGCCTGTTTTAAGACATTCCGCTTAGTGTTTAAAACGGCTAGGCCATTTTTAGCACTATCAAAAGTAGGCATTTTAAAACCAGGCACTAAAACCTCCGCTCTTGATAAAACTTGCTGAAGGGAATCGCCAGTGTGATTTTGAATACCTTGTTCTGATAATTTTTGGGCCTGTTCAGCTTCCAAAATATCATCTTTGGTTTCATTCCCATCTTCGCCCTCATCATCGTCTTCAGTTTCATCCTTTTCGGAATCTTTGGTTTTTTTCTTTTCCAGATTTGAGAGTCTCTCATCAAATGTTTGGACTGTTGTTTGAACTGATTTAAGGGTTTTCAAAAGTGCACGATTGATAGCTGCATCAGTTGTTTTGCCATCGCCATCATCGTCATTCTCTTCATCTTCTGTTTCGGATTCCTCCTCATCAGTGCTCTTGGCTTTTTCTAAAGCATCGTCAATGGTACGTTTAGCTTTGCGCAAGCTTTCTAACCAGCCTTTATTTGGTTTAGGCATAAAACTATCTCCGATTTTACAACGCGACCCACAACGCCCTTTTTTAACAAGGGCAATGTGATTTCCAAAAATATTTGTTTGAATCCCTTTACCTACGCTAATTTCAGTGTAATCAGCGTCATACCCTAGAGAGATTTCAACCTTTCCCTTCATCACAGCATCAATCATGTCTTTGTCTGTAATGAGCAGATCCGCTACTAAACAATCCGAATCTTCATCCGAACCACGGCGAACATCGTGTGCAGTTCCATTGGTAAGTTCCTTCCAATTCTCTGGAGTTACCCAATCCTTAGGATGGTCATCAGTAACTGATTTACCTTCAAAACTGGCGATCGTACGTGGATCAAATAAAACATCTTCACCACGTTCAATAATGATTAGACCTGAGCTATCAGCTGTAACTGGCACTTCACCATCGCCATAAAGTAATTTGCCAATCCGTGCTAATGGAACATCTCGGCAAAGCAAATATCCTTCAGGTGTGGTTTCTCGTGTCCGCCCAATTTGGCCAGTAGTGTAGAAATTGGATCTATCTACAGTAGCCTTTGATTTAGGTTTCTTTTTAAACATGGTTCACCTTTTTGCAGGCATTAAAAAAACCCGCACTAAGCGGGTTCAAATTTAGACTTTTCAGAGTTTAGTTAAGAAGGAAGCCGGAAAAACATTTCTCGTAGATTCACCCTCTTCCAAAAATTCACATACATAAAATTTCATTCCGCCAGAAGATATTCCAATCCCATCTATGACCATATCAGTTGAATGAAACGAAATTACCACTGCTTCCTTATTGTTACCCAATTTTACTTTTGTTCCTGGTGTGAACTCGTATTCCATGATGTTTTCTCAATATTGTATTAATGAACAATATCATAAATTTAAATATCTGGAAGAACTGGCTCAGGATAACAACGGCAATTAGGCAAACACCCCGCATGACCTTTTAAATTATCCAAAGTTGGTGGATTATCCCAAGCAACAAATTTCCCATTCATGGCTTTATGACTTGGCCGGACATCACCATCTTCACTGGTGCGCCAGATATAACCCACGGATCCAAGATTTTCGGCTCTCGCTTGAGTAAATACACATGAAGCACGACTTACTTCCGTACGTGCAATTGTATTTGCCCTGGATCTAGACACATGGCCAGTGGCCATAATTAACCCAGCAATCTCACTTGAACGATTGCCCTCAATTAACGATCGAGTAGAAAGGTCGTGGATACGTTCAGCTGCTTCTAATGGCAATGATGTGATTAACCGCACCTGATCATTTAAGAGCTGCTGATATACGACACCAGTATCAGTGTTACGGATTTGTTCACGTACACCTCGCGAAAGGTCGTTTGCATAAATAAGCCAAGTTTTCTCATCACGTAATGCAACATCGGTAATGATTCGTCCAGCTGCATTATGTGCCCAATGGTGCAGAGTATTTGCGTACTCATTTAAAGAAGCCACCATTAAAGGATATGTGCGAGGGTCATTTACATCGAAGCCTTTAACAATAGTATCCACATAACCAGCAATTTTTCTAAGCTGCTGGCTGTACCGTATCTCGGTCTTTCTCGCCAGGTGCGGTGATATCCGACTTATTTTGCTCTTCATCGTCATAACCTTCTCTTGGCGGCGGTGGATCATCTTCAGCCTGGTTTATTTCCTCATCAGAAATATGTGAGAAGATTCCCGTAGACTCACTAGATTGGCGTAATTCTTTTAACGCCGTTTGACGCGAAATAATTCCAGACTCTTCAGCTTTGGTAACTGCCTCGGCAACCTTGGCCGCAATCTCTGCCTTTTTCTGATCATCGATTTGCCACAATGAAGCGAAATCAAATTTAAAAGAACTTGGTAAAGGCTTACCTAACTTTGACCTTGAAACAATCTCAAGCAACTTATGCAACGGTGTACGCATTCGCCCTTCTTGTTGCTGGTTAATATTGTCGTAATAGTTAGATAGATCTGATTCACCAGTAGCATTAAATCCAGCTGGTGATTGACCAAATAAGCGAACTAACGGAATACCTAAAGCCCCGGCAATTTGCTGGCCAAACTGCATCAGAATATTATCAAGCCCAGAAAAACTGTATTGGTGGGCCTCATAAGTATCGTCAGCATCCATCAATGTTAGGCCTTCATTAGATTGCCATAGACGGATTTGATTGATTTGCTCAACTAGGGCGTCATACAAACGCCCTCCAGCTGCAATAATATTTCGCAGCCCCTTAACCTTATATGTGCGTAAATGAGCTTTATAAATAAGCTGGCCAGCACCTAAAGTGGCACTATCAAAAATTGTTAACCGATCCTCTAAACGCTCAATAACCGATTGGCCCCATAAATTTTCCGCTATTGCTTGCCAGTATGGGAGCTTAATGCCATCCATCCTAAAAACACGTGAATAATGGACTTTTTGATTACAAAGCCCAACTGAGTCAGTTATGACATCATAATATTTGGGCATGCCATAATCTGGACCATACTCAGTAACTAGATCTTGCAGTGAAGGTTGAATCATCCAGCGGTCTAAAACAAGCAGACCTTTAAATTGATCCTTGCCAATAGTATTTACATTAAGCGGGGTAGAAACATTTTGGCCATCAATCAACATTACAGCGATAGCCCCGCCGTAGAGACGTGACCATCGAATTGTTTCATTAATCTTATCCCAAGCTTGCAACCGGTCTAATTCCTGATTGATTGCTTCTACATCTTCAGGATCTTCCATACCACGGATGTTAATACCTTCACGAGTCATATCATCCGCGACAACATCAACGGCCTGACCAACTACCCAACTTGAACGATACATCGCTTCAAGCTTTAATCGGTTGCGACTAGTAAAGTTAAATCCATAGGTAGACTGATCATGCTGACTTCCAGCACCCAACCCAACGCGAGCGGCAAAGTTCTGGAATGAATCTTTTGTAAATTTAATTAAGCCCATAACTTTCTCTTTTACAGCTTGCTCCAAACACTGAGCTCGCTAATCTGTGGGTTAAAACAAATCATGACGCTATCTGCCCGGTTAGGTGAGGCAGTACCATCAGGCTGTTTATTGACTAGGATTTTTCCAACACCATTTTTTGTGTAGGTAGGTTGTGATAGCTCAGTAGTGAGTAATGCCAATTCCTTGGCATCGATATCTTCAGTAGAGAGTGAAATGATCATATCCGGATCATAGTCACGCCCTTCAAGAGCTCTAAAAGTTTCCTGGAAACGCAAACGCAAAGACCACCAAGACTGTGCTTTAAGATTTGCAAAAAAGTCTTTATTAAGACGTTTCTCGACCATTTCCCCTTCAGGGTCATAAACCGATCCAGATCCTCGGAATGATTCAACATTAACCTCAGACAAACCCAACTCACGGCGCTTTTCATTAATTACCCTGGCATCACCACGGCACCCAGCCCCAAGACCATCGGCATCGTAAAACAAGGTATCTATATTTTGCTCAATGCAAAGATCCATAGCTTTTTGAGTAGTTCCGAAAATGTCATCGCCTTTACCCGACCAAGTGGCCAAGTAATTCATGACAACGCCGTGACGACCTGTAAATGAGTTTTTATCCTTACCTTCATCAGCTACATCCAAGCCGCCAATACGGTCGCCAGTAGGCTCAATATTGAGCTTAACGTGCGCATCTAATGAAGCCTGAACCCAAGCTGAAGGAATCAAGACACCTTCCACTGAAGCGGCGTAGTTAATATCGACCTCTTGGGCAAGTACCACATCGTCAAGCGTAGCCAACTGCTTTTCGTACCATGGGTAAATAACTTTGCCGTTATATGTTACGGTCCAGTTCTTATCCGGGTTATCTCTCCAAGGCATAGTAAAAACTGAATAGCGACCGCTAAAACGATCCTGATGAAATCTGTCACCAATACCGTTAGGTGTGGATCCTTTGATATGAACGTTTGTATTTTGCGAGATTGCAGCATCTACAGCTTCTTGCCGTTCAACGAATGCCCATTCATCCAAAAAGTACATCGTGGTACGACCACCACGGCCGATATTGTCGCCAGCTTCACCAGTAATGGTTGCGCCGTTATCCGGGTTGATAATACGCATGTGATTGTCATGCACTTTTCTTATAAAACCCTTAGGCTTCATCCATTCTGGCATCTTGCTGAACATATCCCGGACTTTATGAAATAAGGTTTTAGGGTCACCTTTTTGATCAACCAACTCCTCTTTACGGCTTCCGACACCACCAGCAAAACCTTCAACAAATAACCATCGATGTAAGAAAAAACCCAACACAACATAGCTCATTCCCTCATCACGGGACTTTTCAATTAAGCCGTGTGTTTGTGTGCTCTCACGCTCAAGCAACCATTCAACAAGTTCAACTTGTTTGGGTCGTAACACAAAAGGAATGTTTGCAGGCAAACCAAAAGGCATACCACGCGGATCGTACGTCCATATCCAATGGTTAAACCAATGCACCGGATCCTTGCGGCATTTGTATAGTTCGGCCTGAATACTAAGTTCGTTTTGCTCAATAACTGCCTTATAGTAGTAACGCCGTGACATTTCGGAAATTACTTCAGGCAAGCGAGTATTCACCGTCCATTCTTTAATTAACGGCGCTATCTCTTCCAGTGCATAAGTCATAACTTTCCATTAATCACTAAGCGCGAAAGCTCTTGCGGTGTGAGTTTTGCTAGTTCATCAGGTGAGAGGGCTGGAGTTGGTGGAATCTGGGTATTTTCAGTTTTTATTGCCCCACCACCCGCTCCAGTAATTTCGACTCGCTTCTCGTAAAAACCTTTCATGATCTTTTGCATTTGGTCCACAATCTTAATTGTCATGGTCACGTTATTTTTCTTGGTGAAAAGTAGATCACTCAAAATCTTTAACTGAACAATGTCATTAGCCCCGCTAATGTTGTGTATTGGCTGTTTGAGATATTCCTTTCTCGTTGCCTCAAAAACTTCCTTGTATTCCTTCCTTAAGTCACGCCCTGCAACCTTGTTGGGGTCATACGCTTCCACTTGCTGCGCTGACACGTCAATGTTGAAAGTTTCCTTGATAGCCTTAACAACTTCAGTGGGTGTCATGAATTGCGCAAGTGACCGAACTATAAAGAGTTGCTCGGCTTTTTTTAGCTTCGCCATAATTCAAAATCCATCAAGGCTCATCAAGGAAACAAGTCAAAAAAAATGAGCCAAACGGCTCAACTAATTAGGCAAGTTCCACAGCACTTGGAAATATTTACATCTGATACAAACGGCGCTTGCTTCGCCACTTCAATAAGTCGCTTCACGTTCTCGTCTGCTCCCCATCTTTTAACTACGCCTACAAACTCTTCAACGTCATGCCCAGCCAAATAATGTTTTGGTAATCCAGTCATATCGCTATAAAGGATCTCGCCATCTTCATCTTTCATAACGCCAATGTGATACAACTCGTGCTCAATCAAATAGCAGAATTCTGTATCATTGGCCCGCTCGCAAAAAGAAGCATCGACAGTAATTAAGTATGTTGGAACAGCTCCGAACCAATCACGCATTTGTTGTTCCTGACGTGCTTTCTTCCAGCCACCAACATTAAACATAACTTTTTCACATTGGCCTAAAACCATAGCCTGTTTACTTTTAAACGCAGTTGAAGCCCAAGCAAATGCTAAAAACTCTTCATTGTCATGAAGCAGCTCAGCAATATGGTCATGATCCGGGTTATGAAGAGGTCCACCAATTTTTAAATAATTAGAAACAACCCACTTCTTTAAATCCGGTGCTGGAATTATACGGATTGCTTCCTCTTCTTCAGCTTGATCAATAAAGTCAGTTGGTGGGAATGGTCTGATTTGTTCCATTATCTAATCTCGCTAATTCACTTTTTATCCAGTTGATTGCATAACCTGATTCAATTTGATGAGGCTCAAGACGCTCAAATACATAACCCCGATCTAGAGCTAGATCATACTTACAAAATGAATTTGCGATCTTCCTTCCGCCTCTACCTACAGACCAAGGACTACCTGCAATTTCTATTAGAAGATTCAACTTCACAATATAAAAATCAAACCGCCAATTTCTAGTTGATTCAAATTGAAATTTTCTTCGATATCCAATTCGATGCTCTTCTAGTTCTTGAAATAAAGTTTCTTCGGCCTCGAGATATTTTTCTTTAGCTTTAGGCAATGGTCTGCTTTTAGGTTTTGTTTTAGGTTCTTTTTTCCGTGTAAGCCAGAAGTATTCTTTATCATCCATATTTCACCCATAAAAAAACCACTGCAAAAGTGGTTTTTATTACTATCATTTTTAATCAGAATCTTTGTAGGCTGTAACCTCCATACTGTTTAACAAATCAAACCAATTATCTAGCAATGCAATCAAGTCTTCCTTGCTACTTGTTACTCCAATAATCTTTTGAAGATGGTATTCATCCTTTTCATCTACTGAATTAATATCTCTAACAAATCCAGCATCTTTAAGTTGTTGTCTCACACTATTGGTGTCGTTACAGTCTAGGCAGATAATTTCAAAGTCATTTTCATTGATAAACTTCAATTTATAACCTGTCTTTCTTTCGAATGGCATATTTTCACCAATTAAATTAGTTAATGTTTATTTATTATACTAATTTATAGGTCAATCATCAAATATATTTTATTTTTCAAATACTTAGTTCTCAATAGTAAATTATTTACTATCGGGAACTAATCATCAAATTAATAAAAGAAAAAGCCCCGCCAATAACTAGTATGTAGCGGGGCCATTTGCGCCGTAATCCGTACGGCAAATTGACTCGCAAAGCGTCCTAAGCGAGTGAGGTTTAGATATTAAAAAACCCGTTTCCAAACAGAAACGGGTCACAAAAACAAAAACTTTCAGCGCAGTATTTGATTTTGATAATACAAATTAAAATATGTATTTACAATATATTTTAAGAAAATATTTCTTGAAATAGGATTTTAGTCAACCAAGTATTAAAGGCTTGCTTTGCTGTAAAAGACGGAGCCTGGAATAGATCAATATCTACATTTAAATCATGATGTCCTGAAATTTTATATCGACCACCGCCTAAAGTAATGATGTTCGTATAAGGATATTTCAATATTGTTAATGCTCGGCCTAAAAATCTAGCTTGCTTTTCTTTATCGTTCTGACACGTCTTAAATTCCTGTGAATTTACAAAGAGATCATATTCTCGATCTATTGTTACCTTAATTTGCGTAAGTTCCACTTCGATCTCCTTATTATGGGAAATCTTTTTATAACACATAAAAACTCACTATTAGTGAGCTCTTAAGTTAAAAATTGATATCGATGTTATCAAAAACAGATGATGCAAAATCAACTATATCTTTCCCGATTTCTACAATTAAGTCCGTTACTTCAACTGGATCAGGATTCACAGAATTAAGCACCAAGTTTTCTTGCTTTTGCTCATCCTCTGCATCTAATTGTTCTATATTATTAATTGGATCATTTTGATTTTGCATTAATTTAAGCCAATAAAATTCAATTGAGACAAAAAACTAGTTTTTAGATGCTCTAAGGATAGTTAGTACTTTTTCTGACATGTCATGCAAGTCTGAACCAACAGGCAACCAAAATTGATAATTAATGTTGTCGCGGTTAAAAATCTGCTTGTAGTACTCAGTTTTAAAAGATGGGTCGATATCAGAAGCATTAAGTAATCTTCCTTCTTTTTCTATCTTTCGCCCATCAAGTTCACCGCCGACACAGATATTCATATTCATCTCCAAAATGCAAAATGAATATAGCACACAGGATTGTTTTAAACTCGAACAATCGAAGTCTTAATTGATAGGTTTACAACCATGGAAGTTATGCTGTTCCCAGAATCTATTACGGTTTCGAGCCGCCATAAATATCATCCATTAAAAAACCCACTTCAGTGGGCTACATTTACTGTTAAATTTTGATTTTCCCTTTGTCATAGAGATCAATCAGAATTAAAGATTCGGCAAGTTTCTTAAGTTTATTGAGAAATCTTGTGTTAATTTCTGATCCAATGATCCTGCCTTTGTTTGTATTTATTTCTATCTTAGTGAAGTTAGAAGACAGATACTTAATAAATTCACTAGGATCTCCATAATTATCTTTGTTTTTCAAATAATGATTTGATAAAAACATTAAACACATAGATTGTTTCGCAGATACAACAGATAAAGACTCTAATTGAATCTCTACTTCACTTGAACCCACAAGTATTAGCTTGTCAGCTACAGGATTAACAATCTTTCCTTTTGAAATTTTTATTGATGGCATTTGAAGTCACTTTATTAGAAAACCACAGCATATCATCACTTCAATACATACTTAAGATCATCAGGCGTTTCTTGCTTGATAATTCGAAGCATATAATCCTCCTAAAATGCAAAAAGCCCACCTTTTGGCGAGCTCTTTTTTAAAGGTTATCTTGGTTTTTTAATTAATTTTTCTGGCATAGAGTCTCCAACAGTCTTGATTGGTGGAGTTGGAGCTGGTGGCGGTACCGGCTTAGATGCACTTATACCCATATTATTTATGCTCCAGTTTACTTTTATCACTTCTTTCTTCAATAACTATTGGGGGTCTATCAACTTCTGGAGGAACAGGTTTATTAAATCGAATCTTTTCCATATAACTTAAATGATCAAAATATCAACTATAATCAATAGTACAGTTAACACAAACATTAATCCACAGAATTTTATCTCTTTAAAAGCCTTATTCAAATAATTAACTTTTATAGAATTTCTATCTTCATATGTTTTAATCACCCCAGCCATATCGATGGAAAGATAGTAGTAGATAGTTGCTAGCTCATTCTGTGTAAAGTAATTGACCATATCCTTATTATTTTCTAGTTTACCCACCTTACTAACTTCTAGAACATGAAATAAATTTCTAGCAATACTGGATAATGACAAGAAAACTAAAACCATCAAAACGACAATTAAGTAAAATATAAAAGATTTATTTTCAACATCAAACAAATACTGTTTTGAAAATATACTCATAGCCGCAATAATTATTGATGTAAATGTTAAATATTTAGCAGCTTTATCCTCATGTTTTGCATGTAATGCCTTTACACTTTCAAGCCCTTTTAATTGAAACTCATAAAGTGTTTTATAAACTTCTTTATCAAATTGATCATCGTCAGCCATAGACACCCCAGAATGACAAAAACCCCGCATTTGCGAGGCTTTTAGATGGCGTTAAATTCAAAAATCGCCAAGTTATCACAAATATGCCATACCCCGTGCGCACACTCAAGCGGTTTTTTCAAAAGTTTCAAATCTGAAATGCGGATTTCGACTTTTGATATAAGCCATACCACATTTTAAATCTTGTCTGATTTGATTAACTGAAGTGTCATTACTTTGAGCAATATCACGTAATGAATTGCCCATAACATGATGTGACCAAATTGCTGAGATCCATTCTTGTAAAATATGGTCTTCAATTAATTTAATATCAATAATCAATCTATGGATTGCACGTGCCTCATTGTCATTTAACTCACAGCAGGTACCCTTACGGCGAATGCATAAACGATCTTTTAGATTTTCATCGCTCATATACATAGCTATTAATTTTTCTCTTTGTTTTTGAGTGATGCGTTTAGTTGGCATCGTCTTAACAATTTTGACCATTGTTTCGGTATCGCCGTTAAGCCAAGCTCCAAGCTGGCGGCACCACTCTTCAAAACTATATTTAGACCAATCGACCGATTGTAAAATGTGTTGTACTGGCATATTCATTTTCATCCCACCAATTGCTCAATTTGTTTAATCGCCACGCCTGCTTTAACTTGTTCTGTGCAAAACCGTAAAACTGTAAACCCCATCATTGCTGCTTCGTTGTATTTCTCCATGTCCCCTAGATAACCTTTGCCCCTTGTATGGCGACCTCCGCTCCAAATACCGCCTTCCACCTCTACCAAAATCTTTGTTCCCGTAATTAAAAAATCTGCTCTCCATTTGCGTTTCGGATGGAATTTATATTCCTGCTCAAAATCAATCTTGCAGGCTTTAAGATGTGTTGCTAATAAAACCTCCCCTACACTTGGTTCCCGTGTTTGCTTTGCTGAACGGCGCTTTTTATTTTTCTGAATAGGAAATAATTCACGGTATTCAGCAAGGCTCATTGATGTCATGCGGCCCCCTTTGTAGTGAAACCAACTTGAATGAGGTATGGCATTAATTTCTGTTGTTGCTCAGGATCTGCGAGTTTTACTGCGATACGTGCTGCAAGTTGTACATAGCTTTCGTTACCTTCGGCATACTTGCTAGAAAACTCAGGATGTTTAGATAGCTTGTCAGCGAAGACAGCAATCTGCTTTTGACTTAAACCGGTTGAATTGTTTTGTTCACCAGAAAATGATTTAGCCGGTTGTGATGCTTTTTGACGGCGTTCGTATTTGGCTTTTGCATTAAGTAACCAATCAGCAAAATGGAAAATCAAAAGATCATCACAAAGATTCTTTGAGGCATTATTGAGTTCAAATGCTCTAAGTTCTCGGTGGTACCATGACTCCATTACGAGTTGATCAAAATCTACAGACTTGTCTGAAAGTAAAATTTCTTCACGAAGTTTTTTAAAACAAAGCCAAGTTTTTTTATTTTTAGATTCATCTGAAAGATTACTTGATAGATTCCGTGTACCAACGTTGGTACTGTTTGCTGGAAATGTTGGTACTGTTTGCTGGAAATGTTGGTACTGTTCCAATGTTGGTACTGTTTGAGAATCTTCCCCTTGTGTATCAAGGCTTTCCACATCTAACTGTTCCAACGTTGGTACTGTATTTTCTCGACCTTGTACACCAATTAAACGATAGACAATTACCTGCTTTGTTCTGCCTTTTCTTTCACCAGTATCGAAAATTAAACCCTCAGAACAGAGTTCATCCAGAATCTTAAAAAGGGTTTTTTTATTAATCTGACAGTCATCAGCCAAACGTGTAGAACTCGGATAACAGCAATGTTGCTCATCCGCACGATCAGCCATTGAAAGCAGCACTAATTTTTTTAAAGCTGGAGAAGAGCCACCCTTAGCTTGAGTGAACTTCTTTTTCCAAGCCCATACAGTAGCGTCTAAGCTCATTTATCCCCCTCTTCATTCATTTGAATGAAAGTGCTGCCCAAATAACGGATCCGTTTAGCCCGATATAAGCTTGAGATAATTTGGCCAGCATGGCCGAGATAAAGACCATGTTTTCCATGTTGATCTATTAGTGCTTGCATAAACTCTTCACGTGTTACAGCAGCATTTTTCTCATCACGGTTTTGACGAGCTAAATTTTTCTTACGACCATCAAGTAAACCTGAGAGAGTTCTCAAAGCCGGTTCATGCCACGATTGATAACTTTGCTGACGCTTTTGTTCTAAAAGTTTGTCTTTATTCGATTGATTTGATAAATTAGTTTGCATATTCATTGGTTCCAAAATTGATGAATTAAGAAGCCTGATCTAGACCATCAGGCTTTTTTATTTCCAATTACTGAGAAATCCTCGACTTCCCGAAGCTTCACCAGGCTTCCAGTGCCTTGCCCTAAATTCCCTGTTAATCCCAAGCGATTCATCTTCTCTGCTGCTACAGTTACCGTATGCCATTCACCCATAATCATTTTTTCTAGGAGAACGCTTCCTTGGGCAGCAATTTCATTACCTTCCAACTCTGCGAGGACGACCAAACGACTGTGCATGTCTTGATCAATGCGTATATGGATAGATTTTTTTTCAAGGCTCATAAGCTTGTCTCTAAACTACTGAAGCGTTCTTTTCTTCAGTCTTTGGGGTTAAAAAGATTTCTGGAAATTTCAACTTTTCTTTTGGTGGGATACCTCGAACAGTCCAGTTCTGAACTCGATGAGAGCGATATTTCAACTTGCGAGCTAATTCAGATGCACCGCCATGGTCAGCGATGATTTTTTTATCGTCTTGAAGTGATGTCATAAACAAAGTCCTAAAACAAAATGTTTCATAAATACTAAAACATTTTGTTTTATTCGGTCAATCACTTTGTTTCACACAGATTGTTTTAATTTTGAGAAAATTCTAATAATTGTTTTAGGTTGTTTTGTTATGAGTGATAAAGAGATACACCCAACAATGCAGCGTATTTATAATGAAACTGGTTTAAACGCCAATTCATTAGCTTCGCTTTTAGATGTAGATTCCCAGAAGGTCTATAACTGGGATAAGCGTGGGATTTCAAAGCAAGGTGGGTTACAAGTTTCACAGAAATTGAAACTAGATTACGCATGGATTCTTACGGGCGAAGGCCAGCCAAAAATTGAAAAACTTTATAATGAAAAAACTTTAAATGTATCTCCTAGAATTGGAGGATGGATTCCTGTGAAGTCTTACTCAAAGATGGGTTATGACGGCTTTTACACAGAAATGGGTTACGGTGGGAATGGTGGAGATGGTTACGTACCATCACTTACAGCTGGAATTCATGCGTATGCTGTTAAAGGTACTGGCGACTCTATGTACCCTGCTATAAGAAATGGATGGTATATAGTTTGTGATCCTGATGCCACACCAACACCTACTGAATTCGTTGAAGTTCAGCTAAAAGATGGACGAAGAACTATCAAAGAATTTATTGGTATTGTGAATGATGTTTTGCATCTTCTTGCAGTAAACGGTGAGAAAAGAACTACTTTCGATATGGATGAAGTGGATGCAATTGTTGCAGTAACAGATATTGTTCCACCAAGTAGACACGTACAGGAATACCCTACCATTCCATTACAGGATATTCATTACGATTAAATAAGAAAAAATAAATACCGCCTTCGGGCGGTTTTTTTGTGCCTGATAAAAATAACACATTTTGTTTTATAAAATTCTTGACCAAATAAAACAATATGTTTTATATTCTAATAACACATTTTGTTTTAACAATAAAAAAGCAGCTATGAAGTTCGAAGGTCCTAGCTGCTTAATACTCAGTGAGTAAAACGATTATGAATGCAAAAGCAATTCCACACAAGCATAAGGTAACAGGCGTTACAGCAATTGCTGTACTTGTAGCCCTTGGTTCTTGTGAATATCAAAGCGCTAACTCTAGCGTTCCTTCTAATTACCCATATGAAAGCAAGCAAGTGGTTGCTTCTGAATATGAACTTTTAGCTGCTAAGCAAACTGGTGAACACTCAGGCGAAGGCGTAATACGCATTGACGGCTTTAAATTAAACGTAAGCTTTGATTTTAACGGTGTAGCTGATAGTTACGGCGTAGCAGGATCTGACTTTACAGCAGCTGAAATTACAAACCTTTCTATTGAGTCAGTAACAGACCTAAGCGGCAAGCCTTGGAATGACTTCACCAATCGCGATGACCATAAAAATATAAATATTTTGTTGGTGGGCTACATCGATCGTAACCATTGGATCGAGGAGGCTTAATCATGACTAATTTCAAACAGCACCCAGATGGGTACAAGTCATATTTGGGCCGTGACAATACTGGTCTCTACTCTGTTCGCATTGGCTGGATTGTTTATGCATCAAATGCTAATGGCTCGGTTCTTTACAAGATCAAGGACTCAGTTAAGACGCCTTTAGATGTGGCCAAGTTCCAATCTGAATATCCAAAAGTTTGGGAAGTATTAACTCAAGAGATCAGCTTTCAACGCAAAAAGAAGTTGGCTATCGATTTGGGTAACTCTCACATCTCATCAATTGAACGCAAAGCTTATAAAACTAAGCGCGGCTTCACTGGCTCAAGATAGGATAAGAAAAATGACATCTGAAAACTCAAAAGACAACTTACATATCTGGAATGCAGTTAAGCAGACGCCTACCAATTTTCTTAAAAAGATTGAGATTGGTTATTTAAAAGGTAAATCAGATATTAACCCTCAATGGCGATTGATGGCTATGACTCAGGCCTTTGGTCCTGTTGGTCATGGCTGGACTTATAGACATGTTCGTTTATGGTCTGAAACTGCTCCAGATGGAACCATGATGGCTTTTGCTGAAGTAGCAGTTAAAACAAAGATTGATGGTGTTTGGGGTGAGGAATTTTTCGGCAACGGTGGTTCAGCAATTGCTGAAATTCACAAAGGCAAATTAGTAGCGATAGATGAAGGTTATAAAAAAGCCGTTACCGATGCTCTAGGTGTAGCGTTTAAAGCTATAGGTGTGGCAGCTGATGTTTACCTCGGTAATTTTGATGGAAGTAAATATCTATACAACTATGACTATGCCTATCTAGAGCAAAATGCCTCTACCCCAGCAGGTCAAAATACAAATCAAAATAACCAGACAACCGCTCAGGGTGGTAACCAGAAGCCACCCCGTACTCAGGACCAACTATATCAAGATGCTTTAAAAGCAATTAAAGATGCACCAGACACTAACATCTTAAATGCTGCAATTAAGAAGTTTAAAGGTAGTACGTATGAGGCGGGTATCAATAGAGCATGCCAAGCACGTGCCGATCAGATGGGTTGGGCGCCTAAAAACAACCCTCAGCAGGTTCAGCAACAACAGTCATTACATCACTAATAGGAGAGCTATTTATGACTAATTTACTAACAGCATCTGAAGCATTTGCAGCTCTTCAAAAAGGTAAAACTGTTCTTTGTCGTCCTGCTGGAGACATGTTGGACTTCGCCGATTTAGATCAATTCTCTGCTTCTGTATTTGGTAAGCCTGGTTTTGAGTTTTGCATTAAAGCGGAACTAATGGATCTAGCAGGTATCCAATTTACTAAACCCTTAGTGCCTCATGAAGTTGAAGATGATCAAGAGATCTTTATCGTTACACCAACCAGTGTTTTAAGAACTAAATTTCATCCTGAAAATAGCGAAATCTATTTTAGCGTTTTGAATGGTTTTGCTCAGGCCGATGCAGAAAATGCAGTACTTCAGCTAAAAGCTTTGGGTGCAACTTTTGGTCAAGTGATTGAAGAGGTTGAGGTAAAAGATGGTTTTAATGAGAAGCTTAAAAGACAGAGAAGTAAGAAAGAGTCACAGGTTAAAGCTGAAAAACCAGCAAAAATAGAAAAGACTTCTGAAATTATTGCTGAAGCAAAGAAGCCCTCGATTGTTATAACTGAGCAAACCAATGTCACCGCTTCTGAGGATCCATTAGTTCCAAATACTAATGACCCGACATTAGATCCTGAATATCAAAAAAACCTTGATACCCTTCTGCTACGAGTTAGGGAATCAAAAACACCTGACGAAGTGAATGCAGTTTATCGCTATACCCGTACATGGTCAGACAAACAAATGGAGCCTCTTTTATTAGCTACTCACAAACGACTTGAAGAGTTAGAAAAAGAAAAGGCTCCTTCAGGTGAACCGCCTTCTCTAATGGTTCAGATCCAAAAAGCACCAGATCTTACTACATTAGATGCACTTGAAATTGATGTGGCTGCACGAGATCCACAGATTCAACCGAAGCTTATAGGGTATGTGAGAAAACGCCGCTTCGAATTAGAGAATCCCAATTCTACAGCACCTCAAGAGAATGATCCTGATTATCTGTTAGGAGACAACTTCTAATATGAAAGACCAATTCAAGAAAGTGAATAACAAGCACTTACTTGGTTTTACAAACTACTTGCACTTGCTGGGCTTTGTAATAGTCCGGCAGGGAGTAAACCAAGCAATGCTTTTAACGAAACATTATGCCGTACCTGTAGCTTGGCGCCGCATAACGATCGACTACAACAACCGGTTAAATAAACCCGCGCAGCAACTATATAAAGAGTTTGTTGAGTGGACTAAAGAAGAATATGCAGAAATGGTGGCGTGAATGATTAAAGCTGAAAGTGGTGTGGAATTTGATGGTGATGACGTTTGGATAGGAAGCGTTCTTATCTCTAAATGTTTCGGCAATGAAGAGTGGACGGCGTTTCTCGATAATGATGTTGAAAAAGAATTTGAAACCTTAGAACTAGCTGTCACTTACTGTTTGGAGCACAACAATGAGTAAATCAACATTGTGGGCAGTTGCAATGCGACCTGAAGGTTACAGCCCTTTTAAACAAACTCCCGCAGCTTCTAAAGAGATAGCAGAGAGAGCTGTTGAACGTTATAGAAAAATGCATGAAAAAGAAGGCAACAACTTTTTCTTAGAAATTTTCGATGATGTGATCAAAGTCCAGAAATGGCACGGCACCCGTAAGGATCATATTAAAAAACTATTTTATGTAGAAAACTGGTTTAGCAAAGCAATGTATCAATGCTTTGATTTGAAGACAGCTGAACGTGTTTTTAAGTTTGATGAAATTGTGAATTGCTACAAGAAAGGATCTGCTCCCCTTGTAACCAAAAGCTTTGATGAGGCAAAACAATTTTACGGATCTGGGGCAGAAACATGAAAGAAGCACTCTACGGAACAAATATTTTATGGTTTTTAGCTTTTTTAATTGTGGTTTTCTGGTGAGGTGATTTAAATGAAATGTATTGATAAAAAGGCAGAGATTGAAAAGTTCAACGCAGCTAATGATGATGCAGAATTTTCACCAGAATCACTTGCAGCAATTCTTGATGTTTCGACCTCATGGTTGCAAAAAAAACGTTGTGAAGGTGGTGGTATTCCGTTTTCTAAAGTTCACTACAGAAAAATTTTCTACAAAAAATCTGATGTGTTAGCTTATATAGAACAACGTCGTATACAATCAACATCACAAATGGCGGTTTAACCGCCTTTTTTATTAAAAAAATTTGTAGGCAAACAATAGGCTAAATATACATAAAAATAGGCAAATTAATAGAAATAGGCAGATAGTAGGCAAATAAAGTGTATTATCGTGTTATGACATATGCTTTAATATTGTTTCAGGTATTTTTAATAAAATACAAAAACTTAAAAATACTTTTCATGTGCTTATATATGTTCTAATATCGTTTCGTAGCGCTATAAAATCAATTTTACCCGAGAACTCATCGGGTTCAGGGTAACGACACATGCAGCGGCATCTTCGGAGCATTTACTTTTAATTAAATAATAAAATTTCAAATATTTATTTTAATTTGCCTTTTAATACAGACCTGTCGGTACGATATTTTCTCAAGCATTCAATAAGCATCACATTATTATTTTAGAGATGAACGAGTCTCTGCATTCAAAATTACTTTTCTTTTCTACTCAGGCATTCTTGATACCAAGCTGTTTGAAAATCTTCTATGGTTTTTCGTTTAAAGAAGCTGGTCTTGAATACTTTGGTTGAATAAGCAGAAGTAATTAAATCTTCATAAAGTTGTTTTGCCTTTGGATCTTCAAGACTATTCGCTATATGCTGCAAGTCTTCAGATGGGACTTTTTGTTGACGCGCTTCCATGACAGTATAAGAAACTTTCTTCACTACATTACAAATTTCGGGGTCATTTACACTTTCATCGGCATAACAGCCAAAAGCTAAAAAACTAAGAAAAAATAATTTAAACTTCAT